AATAATTTAATAAAGTGATTTAGTAAGTATTGGAAATTCTTTAGAATCTTCGAGAATCTTCGATGAAGGGAATAGGGGAGTTTTTAGTGATTATACTGATGGATACTGAAGTTTACTGATGGTGTCTAGAGATGTCTTTTTTGTCTAAGACTACTTAGTAATTCTCATAATTTGGAAATTCCCATCACAGCATCAAAGACCAGCATTTCAATATCTCAACAGGAATTAGTTTCCGATTAGAGCAACAACAAAGACAAGAGCAGCGACCCAGATTATCGCATAGGCAGCGACACCGAGAATAACAATAGAGGCAAGAAGAGAAAGAGCATTATTATTAGATTGGATTAGTAGAATAATAACAATCAGGAGTAGAATTAGTTCCATACAGAGTTTCGATAGAGTTTAGATTTACTTTATTATACTATATGGAATTAGATTCGTCAAGCATTATTTTATATTTTGTTAGGTGACGACGTGTTACTTTCACTGATATCCAATTATTATAATAGGTTGAGTCTATTAGTACGTTGTTGATGAACTGATAATAGGCTTCCAAGTAAGAGAGTTGAGACTTGGAATGACAAATTTCCAATATCTCTTTCTTTAATTCTGGGTTATTTGTTTTTATATCAGTATTTAAATCGTCGTTGGATCCGGTGTATGTTCTCCAATCGGATTCAACCTTTACTTTTTTCTTTTTTAAATTCTTCTGGATAGTTTTACTAAAATGGAAAACTTTTTTACCAATATATTTTTTGTTATTTTGGGTGTTGGTAATTAGATAAACAAACCCAATTGCTTTTTCTGGGGGAGCAGTTAATGGTTCGTTGTAGTAAAGCCACATTGATTTTTACCTATTCAAGTTAAGATAACTTTACTTAGGGTTATTCTTCATCTTCAATTTCTTCTTCGTCATCAATTTCCGTTTCAATTTCACTACCACATACGATACAATACCTAATATCATCGGTAAGGCATCCCTGTTGAGAGTGAATTTGATATTCTGAGTCGCATTCAAAACAAGTTATTTTCGTTATCATAGACTTCCTTGTCCTCTTTTTATTTATGTTTAAAGTCTGTTTTATACCATCCATTACCTTTTAGAGCAAAATTAGTACGAGCGATTAATCGTTTAGGAGATTCAGCTGCACAATATTTACAGTTTAGGGGATCAGATTGGTCTTTTCTTAATTCTTCCCAAACTTCTTTACAGCTTGGGCATTCGTAATCGCGCAATGGCATAGTATAATCCTATTATCAACAGTAAAGCATAATAAAAAATAGTTGTTGTAAAAATTACTGGGATTAAAAATAACCCCAGTATAGCAATGAAATTTAGTTTTCTTACCTTATTTAGCATTTAACTGCATTGACAGTATTTTTTAGCAGGTGGAGCTGAAGTGCAAGAATAATCATTAGGATAAGGATTTGTTATAGTGATTGTATCACTAGCCATGGATCCTGTTATTGCTCCACCAAAAGAAAAATAAGAGTTATCATTTGGATACCAAGGTGGATCAACATTATCAAAGGTAAAAGTTTGGCTAGTAGCAGGACTAGTTATCGTTAATTTACCAAAAATTTTATTCAATTCATTATACAATTCTAACGCATCAGCATTAGATAAACTTATTTCTTTTTTATCAGAAAGAGTAAAAACCAATTTATTTAATTTAGTCATAATAATTTTCCTATTAACCGTGATTTGATTCTATACCATTTCTAATTCGTTTATATGGTTTATTTCCCTTAACGAATCCTTCTGGTATCATATCATCTGGAGAAAAATATTTATTTTTTACCCCATTATTATAACACAATTTACCCCGCACATAACTATTATTTTTAAAGTTATGTTTTTCAGGAAATCGATTTGTTGGGTTATTGTTACCTTTCATTCTATTAGAAATATCATGTTTTTCTTGCTCAGATAAGTTTCTTATTGAAATTTCTCCAGATTTATATCTTGCTGCCTTTGTTTCGAGCGTTTTTAACACAATATCCGGATTTTTCATAGGATTATTTAATTTCATAGCTTTAGAATAAGCTGCCTTCATAATAGAATACTGTTTAGATGTAAAAATCCTATTTTGAAACTCATTAGTATTTTTCATCATACCAAACGCGCACAATAATTTATAATTTTTTGGATATATTTTAATTAAAAGGTAATGTGCTATATAATGTTCTCTAGCAGTTAATTTTGTTAAATTTTCGCTAGAATTATCACCACCCATACATTTCGGTATGATATGGTGACATTCAGAATATTCTAAATTTTCTCTTAATAATTTACCTCTTAAACATAAAGAATCGTAAATTTTCTTATAATTCATATAGTTATCCGTGGCATGCTAAACAAGATTCTTTAGTAACATTTACTCCATTTTCAGATCTAACATAATACAATGATTTAATCCATGGATCTTTAAATGCCAATTTATGAACTTCGCTAATATATTCTTCATCTTCATCAGCTGAAAAGAAAAAATTAATGCTTTGAGCTTGATCAATATAACGTTGACGAGCTGATGCTAATCTAACAATTTGTTTTTGATCAATCTCAAAAGCTGTTTTAAATACTGCTTTTTCATTATCATCTAACCAAGTAACATGTTGTACTGAACCGTTATTACTTATAATGTCTTTAACCACTGCATCTGTATAAACGCCTTTGCTTTTCATTATTGTTAACAGCGATGGATTAACTCGATCCATTTTACCAGCAGAGGTATTTTGAACATAAGCATTTTTATAAATTGGTTCAATTCCCTGACTAACAGAACCACAGATTAAAGCTGAACTGAGATTTGGAGCAATAGCAACTCGATGAGTATTTCTTACACCATAACCTACACACCATTCCGGTTCACCCCAATTTTCTGCCATCCATTTAGATGCTCGTAATGATTCCACATCTAAATGTTTAAAGATCTCAGTATTTTTATAATAAGCGTCTATTGATTCAAATGGAATACCATGGTCTTGTAAATATGTATGGAACCCAAGCATACCCAATCCAAGAGCTCTAGATGCTGTAGCAAAAGCAACAACTTTTTCCATTCCAGGTTGAGTTTTACCGATTTCAATTAAATCTTGATTAACACAATCTAGGAATACTGTTGCATTAAATACTGCATCCGTATCTTTCCACTCATCATAAAGCGAAGCATTCATTGAAGATAAAACACACGAGAATGTATAATCTTTACTTGAATGAAGAGTAATTTCAGTACAAAGATTAGATGCATTTACTCTTAACCCTTTATCTTTATACATTTGAGGACTAAGATTATTAACTCGATCAACAAAAAAGAAATAACCCTTTCCAGTAATCATTTTAGTTTTTAAGGCTAATTGATAACGTAAAACCGCATCATTATCATTGGTATCCAATCTAGCAATAAATTCATCAGTAACAACCCAACCGAGATTTGCATCATCTGGGTTTTTGCTAATAAAATTTACAATCTCATAAAAATCTGGATGATCAATTTCAATATATCCAGCCCAAGCTCCACGTCTTTGACTTCCTTGAGAAATATCTCTGGACATTTGAATAAAATCTTTAAAGACTGGGAGAACGCCTGACGCTCCTCCTTTAACGCCCTTGATAGGAGCTCCACGGTGTCTAATCTTTCCTAGGTAGCCACTAGTACCGAAACCATTTTTACTTAATACAGCAGCCTCTTGTTGAGCTCCATAGAATCCAAAAACGCTATCTGGAATTTCTCCTCCAGAACAACTAACAGGACAACCAAATCCAGTTCCCATATTAGATAAAACTGGAGTAGAGGCAGCCAACCAACCATTCCATAATAATTCAAAAAATTTAGGTTGCCATTCAGCAGGATTTGGAGTATATTTTGCAGCATGTTTAGTTATTCGATTATAAACTGATTTTAAATCTGGACACTCAGCAGAAAGGTTTTTCTCCTTAAGCATTTGCCAAGCAATAGTTGTGCACCATGCAGGCAGTTGACCAGTTTCTTGTAACTCTTTTCTCTCATCACTCAATTCATCATAAATTGATTTTTCGTGCTTTACCATACAAATCTTGCCTCTTTCCAGTTGCGGTTGTAATCACTACCAGTCGAACTAAAAAAATCGTGCAACGTAGTTGATTCTAAATCTTTGTAAAACCATTCTGAAATGGGATTATAAGTTGGTTTAAAAATAGATTTGTACCCCAATTCTTTTAAACACATATCTAATCTAGATTCAGTAAAATGATTTATTTGATTCTCGGTAATACCTTTAATGCTACCTTTTTCAAAAGTTTTACCATTAATAAATCCATCATGTTCTCTAATTACTCTAGCAGTTTCTTCTAATTCAGCACGTAAATGCGCTTCATCTTCTTCGCTAATTTGTCCATCAACTTTTGCTTCGGATAATAATGTTCTGAATAACCAAGCACCGCCTTGCGAATGTAAAGATTCATCAATAGCAGAAAAGTTAATTCCAGCATTTACATTAATTGCTTTATTTTTACCATTTGAATTAAAATGTTTAATAAAAGCAAACTGACCAAATAAAACAGCGCCTTCAACCATAGAGAAAATTCCAACGGATTTTAATTTATCCATTAAAGTTTCTCTTTTCGATAAACGTTTACCGATCCATTTCATTCTATTAACTAAAACTTCATCATCTAGATATGATAAGTAAAATTCATCAGTATCTAAACCTAAAACTTGGTTAATTTTATTATAAAAAGGAGCATGGACATTAGTTTCCATAAATGCAAAGGCATCAGCCATTCTTTGAATGTCAGGTCTCGGAAATACCTGAGCAACATAATTTTTCCAGTATTCGTTAACTGAAATTTCATATTTGGTAAATAATTTTAAAGTAGAAGTCAATCCATATAATTCTGCTTCGTTAAAATTAGTTTTTATATCATGTAAGTCTTTTTCAACTTCAATTTCGAAGTCAAACCACATAATTTCTTGCTGTTTTCTAGCAAATTCAATCGCCACTGGGTAATCAACAGTGTATGTTTCTTTTGGCGTCAGTAATCTAATAGCCATATTAGTCCTTTTCAATAAAAATTAAAATAGTCGCATCCCTGCAACTCATTATCCATATACTAATTATAAAGTTTTATTTTGTAAAATTTAACATTGGAACTGGTCCAGTCATATACTGAGGCAATTCACCATTCCATTTATCGATTTTATTTAGCTCAA